AACGCCTCCATTGGAAGCTCCACCAACACCCCCAACTCCACCGCTTCCAGAAAGTAAAGTTGTACCAAAAGTAGAATCTCCACCTGTTCCACCGGTTCCAACACTTGCAGAACCAGAACCAGAACCACCGCCTCCACCGCCAACCAATACAACTCTTATATATTTAGGCGCTGGACTTGTTGGCGTAGTATAAGTCCCTGAACCACTTAAAAATTGTTGGATACTAGGAGTAGTAGCAACAAGACTATCAGCATAAGCTTTAATGCTTTCGCTTGTTGCTCCCGTGGTATTACTAGCAGTGGCAAACGTATCGTCATCAATAAAACCATCAATTGTGGTACTTGAGCCAAGATTTAAGCTATCACCAACTGCGGTCTTTATATCGTTATTCAGTGAATTGTTTGTTGCCACTTTGCAATCTCCTTAAACAATTGTTATGTTGCCTTGAGGCCCTGTAATAGCAGTAAACACGGTATCGGCAGTTGTACAAACAAGCGCAATAGAATCAAATTGGTTGCTTGATGCGATACTACCACCGGCCCCCACGGTCGATGACACGCTACCAATTTGGATATTCTGTCCGGCATTCTGGTCAACCTGCCAGCCGCCCGCACCTTTTCCGACAATATTTATCACCGTACCAAAGGCGGCAGTGGCAGGCAAAGTGAAGGTTACAAGCCCAACATTGTTTGCAACATAACCGTTGTCGGTGGTGATTGCTTGCGTAGTTCCTGTAACTTCAGTCCAGCCAATACCTGAGCCTGTGCCCGATATAGTTATAGCCCCAGCAGCATTGGCGATTGATATACCGGGCCCTGCCGTAAGGTTTGCTTTAACAGCACTAAGGCCCGTGCTACCAATCAACAACTCGCCATCAGTTAAACCAAAATCAACATCACCGGCGAACGTGGCCTTTTTATCATTAGTAATTGTTAGTGCTGCTGCTGGAATCACAGCACCATCAGGCGTTACATTAAATGTAATCTTACCAGGCGCACTTGAGGCACTAATTGTGCCTGTAGTATCCATGGCTAAATCAATGGATGCGTTAAGCTGATATGAAGTTGCAGTCCATCCAGCACCAAGTATTGTTAATGTAGATTGCCCTGCGGTTACGGCGGCATGGCTGTCTGTATTACTATTCGTTCGCGCACCCAAAAGATTAGGGGCAAGCGTGGTTGAATGCCGATGCAAAATTGCTTGAGCGGGGGTTACTAATCCAATGTCATTAACCCTAAATGCCGTATCATAAGTCACACCATTAACATTAATACCATTTACTTCTGATGCTGGTGGCGCATAAATATCAACTCCGCCAGTAGTGTCAGGTATGAGCGTTATATTCCTACCTGTTACCGTATTGGTTATCGTATCGGTATCGATTAATAAATCACCAATTGTCACCGTACCAGGAGCCACAAGCGTTGCTGATAAGCTCAAGATTGGATTGGCTGGGTCAGTCGCATCAACATCAATTTCATTGGCCGTGCCTACTACTGAATCAACAACGCCGCCAGAAAGTGGATCCCAAACGCTTGCTTCATAAACCTCTAAAGCACTAAGGGTGGTATTGTATCGAACCATTCCATCAGTAGGTGCTCCAGGTCTTTCGGCTGTAGTACCACTAGGCGGTATCATATACCCCGTTCCTGGAAGTGTTGGGTTTGTTGCAATACTAAAGGTAGGATTTCCACCAGCTCCCGTACCATTAGCAACGTCAATCTCGTTAGTGGTTCCTGTAAGTGTTCGTACAGCTTGAACGCCGGTAGTTGTTGTATTCCAAACGAATCCTGTAGCCAGTGCGCCCATTGCTTGGGCATTAGCAAGTTCTGAATTAGCTATTTGTAAAATGTAGGTTGCATCGTTAGGCGCAAGCCCTCCACCAGCAGGAACATCATAGACAATAATTTCATCATCAGCATTGTTTTTAGCCCATATCTGATTAGCTCCAAGTATAGGCAAGACCAAATCAAAATCTTGTATGGTAGCTGACACATTATAATGAGGAGCAAGAGCTTGGTCATAAAGTTGGTTTTGTTGGTCAACTAAGGTATGAATACCAAAATCCTGATTTAGCATGGATGGGGTAAAGTTGGTATTAGTATAAAGGTTTTCTCTCGTGGAAGGCGTATCTCGAACGATTGTAATAATATCATCAAGGGTTCGACCACTTGAGAAGGTTACTCGTACGGTTAAAGTAGTACCTACAAACGTAACGGTGTAATCAGCACTTGAAACTAATTGAGTCGCGTCATCTGGTTCTACGCCATCAGCTCTGGCATAAACCAAAATATCGGTAGTAGCATCAGCCGTCCAATCAGTATCAAAAACAGTTTGGCCGGACGTAGCGATCGCTTGAGTCTTTGGTAGTACATCACTAATAATTTGCGTTGATGTGCTCATTTCAGTCCTTTGAAAAAATTAAACTATTCCCAATAGCCAGGGGCATTTTGCTTAGTTTTTGGAAGTCCGTCTGTAAAACTTTCCCTAAGCATATCAGCCATGCGATAAGTCCACCACCATTGGGTTCCTGGTATCATTTTAGTGGCTTTTTTAAATCCATCTTGATTGAATTTCCCCGAACCAAACATATGAACTGCGGTAGCAAAATCTTTAACAAATCCAAACGCAGGCCCACCAACAAGTCCTAATTGAAAAATATTTTTATGTTTATCATTCTTAAGCTTATTAAGAGTATCACTTTCAATGAACGTGTTGGCAAGCATAGCTGCTTTGTAAGGCATTACAAAAGGCGCAGAATTTGAAAAGGCAGCAATTAACATTTCATCTGAGTCTAAATCAACTTCCTCACCTCTTGCCCATTTTCTGGAAGCCTCTTCAAGAACGCTCATCATCCCAAGCCCCATCGTTCCAATAACCATATTAGCGTCAGCTTTTTGAAGCATAGGCAATGTATAACGATTGAAAGATGAAAATCCCCATCCCATGAACTGAGTTACCATAGATATAATTGGATTAGAAAACACAAAAGGCTCATTACCTACTTGCCGCTTGATAATGGTTCCATTAACAGCCATATTAATTGCATTACCCATTTTGTTCTTGGCTTGGGTGTTTGCCCAATTGTAATAATAGGATTGGTAGCCACCAGCTATGCCTTTACGCCCATGAGTTTTAAATTCTTTGTTAAATTCAGCCGCCCATTCGTCAGCTTCAATACCCAACATGGATAATTTTTGGCGATTATTGCTTGATAAGTTTCCTTTTTCAGCTTGTGCCATCCACTTCATGATGCGACTTTGAACAACATTAGCCGTTTGGAAGCGGTTAAAATTCTCAATGAAATCCATTCCCGTTAGTTTGGACGTGGCATGTGCAAACGAGTTGGCATACTGTGAAATGTATTTTGCAGCACTACTGTTGGGAGTGATCGAGTTATATGAATCGGAACCGTAATACTTCTTAGTCATATTGGTTCGATACCCTTCAAACCCTAAATGTGCTTCACTAGCATAAGCTCTATAACGCTTTCCAGACTCCGATTTAATCAACCCATTTATTGATTTAATGGCTGGTAGAAAACCATCCCTAACAAAAGCCAGGGGGCCATTTTTAAATACAATTCCAGCAGTGTCCGTTCCTTGAGATAAAAAGGTGAAGCCGAGTTTATACCCTGCCGCTAAATTTTTCAGGATGGTGGTATATTGTTCGACTTCTCGATCATTAGACTTAACACCCATTAAAGCATCATCAAAGCGCTCAATGAATCTTCGGTCTTTAGCATATTGGCGGTTTTCTTTCTGTATCGCTTTCTTTCGTTTTTCCGGTGGAAGTTTTTGTAATTTGTTTAGCCGCGCTTTGTGGTCATCACGCATCGCTTTAAATACGCCATCAATCCCAGTAGACGTTCCATAGCGCGTTTTAAACTGTGAGAGCGACTCTTCACGGGCTGCGGCCTTTCCAACAGTCATGGCGTAGTTATGAGCCATTCCAGGCAAGTCAGTCTTAAGCCATCCACCAGACAACAAGCTTTTTGTTCTAAGCATCACTGAGCGTGCGCGATTAGGATTGTTTTCTGCAACGCCTGTAAAGTTATTCATAAACTTAGTTGCGAGCTCATCGTCTGACAAGTTCATGAGACTTTCCCATAGCCCATTCATTTCATCTTGCTTATGTTCTAAATCACGATACAGAGGTCTAAACTTGGGAGGTTTATTGTATTCTCTAAAATGAATAAATCCTGTGTCTGGGTGTTTGTAATACCATGTATCAGGTATTTCTTTCGCTTGAGCTTTTCCAGCCATATCGGACTGTAAATCAAGAATTTTTTGCTCATGTTGAGCAGTGGTTTTCTGGTGTTGTTTAATCTGTGCCTCTAATTCATCAAGTTTGGCCCTTAAGGTGTCATACTCTTTTTTAACAGCAGCTTCCGTTTTCTTCTTAGATGGCTTTGTGATTTTGGATTTAACCTTGGAATACTGGCCTTTAACGGCAGACAATAAAGCCTTAGTATCAGCTAATTCCTTTTGTACTTTTTCCAAAGGCTTCATAAAGTTCTTTAAGCCAGACCTATCTTCACGGTTTAGATAATGCGGCTCATCCAACAAGATACTTAATTCAGGACGTGTTTCAATGTTTTCTTGAATGCTTTCAATCGCCAGCTTTTTAAGTTCTTTAGCATCCTCAAGCATTTGTCGATGTGATTCAATCTCAACACCATTTAAAATTTGTTTTTCATGAAGTGCGATTGATTCCTCTGCTTCACGTAAAGGACGCTCAACGTCCGCAATCATAGAATCTAATTCGGTTATCTCGTTAGTTCCCCAGTCAATAAACTCTTGCTTGTTTCTTGAAATGCTTTCACGGTTATAAACACGTCCAAAATAACCCTCATCATTCCACATGTTGTACATGTTTTCATTTTTACCAAAAGCCTTAAGGTATCGATTGGAATATTTATTTGTAAAATCTTCATACATCGTTTTGGCTTCATTAACTTGTGGTGTTTGATGCGTTTCTTGTAAGATGATTGAGTTGGCTACTTGATATCCAAAAGACGCGGGGTCGGCTGGGTCTGTTTTCTTGAAGGAGGAGCCTAGGTGTTTTAGGGATTCCATCTCATCTAACGATAAATCAATGCCATTATAAGATTTTCTTAATCCTTCCGTGTATACACCGAACTGTTGTGCATCCCCTTGCATTGCATACATCTTATCTTGGAAAGATTGTTGATTAGGAACGTATTTTTTCCCATTGATGGTATTAATTCCATGGGAAGTCATAACATTGGTGTAATGATTAATGACCGGACTTTCACTAGATAGCCCTTTGAATATGGGTGATATCGGCTTGAAAATATTGCCAACTTTAGGAAACCAGAATAATCCCGTCTTAGAAAGTTGTGAACCATAGAATAAATCAGCATTTGAAACCTTGTCAGCCGATAAAGCATCAGAGTTAGAAATAGCCGCATTTACGTCTGTAATGTCCCCCTTGGCATTAACTTGGTACGTGCCCCCTATCCCCTCACTATTAAGCTCAAGCGCTTTAGGAAGCGCCCTCTTCATCTTGTAGCCTTCCCAACCAGCAGTTAAGCCTCGCGCACCCCCAAGCATGGCCATGCCAGCTATGGAATTAAACAAGACAGCATTTCCGGCATCTTTCATACTTAGATCAGGGTCAATGCCATACTTGAGCGCCTCATCAGCGCCCGTGATTCCTGCAACTAAAGCCCAATCTTTTGGGGCATTGTATAGGATATTTTCAGAAAGTTTCGCGTACTTCATGGACTGAGCCCATGGAATTAGCGTTGGTAAGTCAATGAGGAATCCGGCTGGTATGCCTATGCCTTTTGATATTATTTTTTGAATCAATGAGCCATTTTTGTAATAAGCATCTTTAGCCATTTGGTCTTGGGCATAATTAAATCTCGCTTGCTGGTCGCCTGGTCCTTGGCTCATTCTTAACAAGTCCCAATATTTAGGGCTCGTTTGTTTGTAATAATCCTCATTATCCATCGAGTTCCAATTTAAGGGGATTATATCTTTCGATGGGTTTAAGTCATTAATGGGGCTTTGTGCGATGGCCTTTGATTTTTGATAATCTTTAATGAGGCCGCCGGTCAATGACCAGTCATACCATTCGTGGCCAATCCCCTCAAAAATTCCAGGTTTCTGTTCAAGCTCATTCTTAGGCAACGGAGTATAGGTGACAGGCTTCACAGGATGTAATTCATTCCATGAGTCCATTTGGTCGAGCGCATCATTTACATCAGTTGGCATATTAACTACAACAGGCGCTTGAGCCTGACGCATTCGGTTTGCCGCTTCTAATAGCTGTTGTTCGCGCTCTTCTATTTCATCCATTATTATTTTTTCTCCGCTTTATAATGGCTTCTTGAACCGCACTAAACGCTTGTTCCATATATGTGCCAGGGTCTTCACTTTCTTTTTTGGTGCGAAGATTAAATTCTTTCATTGCTTCTTCGTAGGATTTAGCGTCACCGAGTTTGTTAGTAAGAGCGTTAGCATAATTCTTTATCATTGCGCTATTAGGGGTATAAACTACATGATTAACAGAGCGACCACCCATTTCCTGAATAGATTGTCTGCCACCTTTTTCGTTATTTAAGAAGACATCATAGTTTCCGATGATGGGCTGTGTAGAGTCGTAAGAGAACGATGTATTTTCTCCGGCATCTACGGATAGATTGAAGGTGTTAGTTCGGCCTTCCTCATCACCTTGGCCCCGATAAACCTGCTCAACCTCAATAGGTTGTTTCCAATTATTCAGCGCATAAAGTGCTTTGTTTATTGGTTGAAGTTTGGTTACCAATTGTTCTTGTTCTTTCATTAAGTTTTGATATTTAGTTTCTTGTGCCATGCCTTTGTAATACCCTTGGTCGGATATTTTTAGCATTGAATCTTTAATACTATCAATTTGTTTGATTAGTTCATCACGTGTATTTAAATTCGATTGAATAGTCGATAGATTCCATCGTTCAGGATTTTTAATCCGATAAAACATATTTTGTTTACCAGCATCATAAGCTGCTCGGTACTCTCCGAACTGTGCTTGCATTTGATTAACTATATCGTGTTGCGCGAAAAATGAGGTACTTGGCCCACCATTAACAAACTTTTCAATCGGTAAATTAGCTACTTCTTTTTTGCCGTTCACATAGGTTTCACCATAGGTCATTTTAGCGGCTAATTCAGTTGATTTTTTTGCAGCAGCAGTGTCACCAAGGATGGTATGAAATCGATTCATAATGTTATATATATGCTGAGCTGTAACATTGGAACCTAAAACGTCAGGCTTAAAGAAAAAGTCATTGGCATCTAATATTTTTTTAGCAAATGACATTTTTTGTGCGCTGGTTGCAAGGTTGTCTTTTGAATATTCTTTCCAACTATTATAAATAGCTTCTTTCTGGTCTTTTGTTTTGGGAAGCATGGCTTGTCGTGTTTCAAATGCGGCCTTATTAATATCGTTTGGGTTCAGGTTTTTGAACGAATCAAATGCTGCAATATTATCAAAGGTTGCTTGGTCTAAACCAATTAAATTCTCAGGACTTCTAGCATACACGCTATGAAACATCGTTGAAGCTTGGTCGAGCTCCTCTGGCAATGGTGAGCGTGAAAGAGCCGTCAGTTCACCAAAAAATCGAGTGTTAGGGCCGCCGGCTAGACTTGCAACTTCCGCCTCAATCACTCCAGGAGCCAATCCAGGGTTTGATTCTTTTCGTGCTTGAACTATGGCATCAAAAGCTTTGTTTTGGTCTGACGTACTTAATGCCGCGTAAGAAAAGGTATTGGTAAATCCAGTGGTCGCTTGGGCAAGCTTTAGGGCTTCATTTTGGCTTTTATTAGAAGCCGTTGCCCATTTTGCAGTAAGATTATTAATATCCTGATCTTTAAGAGCTGGATTAGCGGCTGCCTGTTTAACATCTAAATCAGTTAATGTTCGATCAGCCACTTTTGCATTTAGGCCTGTAAGCGTTGTTTGTCGGTCTAATTGTTGCAAGCTATCCATGTGGTTCATTAAGGATAATGTGTTTCGTCCCATCGCCACATATTGGTCATAACTTAGGTCGGCAGGTTTGTTTTTAAAATCAGCCAAACTATCCATATAGGTCATTAATGCCTTGTCGCCTTTTTCACGAGCTGCTATCGCTTGAGCATTACTTACCGCCGTATAATAACTAATCTTTGCTGATTCATTGCTTGCCAGCTCTTCACTGGCAGTCATCATTCCAGACTCTCGTTGCTTTTTATTTGTAGCTACTTTGTCTAGGTACAATGTATAGGCATCCTCTTGATTGCCACCCATTGCATTATTCATGATATCAATATCAGTCTGTTTATCTGCCGTTTTCATTTTATCTAATTCAGCCGCTTTGTTTTGCTGAATGAGCTTCATATTTAGATTATGAGAACTGTTTTGAAGACGGTTAGCATATCCAAACGCTAACTGACCTTTAATTTCGGTAGGGGCTGAATCGACCAGTTCTTTGGCGCTTTGAGCTAATTGTTTGGTGTAGGATGATATTAATTCGGGCGTTAAATTTTGAGCTTGTGCCAAATCCTCTTGGGACTGATTCATAAGCGATGAAAAGTTTAACTGCAATGTATTTTGTGATTGAGCTAAGTATGCGCTTTTATATACTTCATCTGCTTTAGTTAATGATGGAAATAAATCACCATGGGGATTTTTTCCAGCTTCATAACCAAGCTTAGTCATCATAGCGTTTGACGCGCTCTGAGCGGCTCTTGAGCCTAATTCCTGCGTAAGAGTAGGTGTCATCGCTAACGCATTAAAAGCTTGACCAAAATCAGGGGTTCCTACCGTAGCATCCAAGGTTTCTTGTCTTTTTAATGTTTTAACCTCAGCGCCACTGGGATTTTTTATTGATGGTTCAATAGGGTTTGCCATTATGCTGTTTCCTTAATTCCAAAACCCCATTTTTTTCCAAGGTCTGTTTTACCAAAAGCTTCGACTGTGGCTGAAGTTGGGATTTTATCAATCTGTCTTCCAACCATTGCCCGACCTAATTCAGTCTCGGAACGTAGGGTATGCAAACCAGATAATACCTTGTTCGCTCTGAGTTGTGATTCTTTGGCCATTAAATTAATACGTCTAGTTCGCTCATCTGCATTAAACGTTCCAATTGATTTTTGTTGTAATGATAGTGCACTTCCTTGGCTTGAGCTCGTACCTCGAGCAGCATTGGTTGCAATTTGATTGCCAAGGTTCTCTCGCAATTGTTTCATTTCAGCAATTGACGCTTCCGTTGATTCTAGTTTTAGAGCTTGCATGTTTGTTTCAAACGCAGCATTTTCAAGCTGACGGCCCATGTTAATAATCTTTTGATTGCTGTGATAAGAAGATAAATCAACAATCATTCCAGCCGCTTGCATGGCTACTAAAAAGCCTAAATATGGGGTCATTATGAAACCTCTATTTTGTAGAATATGCCAATAAGTTTAAACTCAAACGGGCTTGAATGCGAAATTGTTATGGCATCTGTACTAAAGTTATTCCATCCCTTCATTGGGGTAAATTCGAATATCCCAGTCGAAGGTGTTGGGGCATTTCCTGGGATTGTATTTTCGAGATTTTTGTATGGGATAGGGATTCCATTAATTGTTCCACCAATACTATCGGTATACATAATCGTCGCTGTTCTTATTAGCTGTGGAAACACCAGGCTTGAACCTCTTGCGCCCATCTGACCAGGCGGTGAGACTGGCATTGGTACAATCGTCATTGTGATTGGAAAACCAATTTGAACTTCTTCAACCTCAACCGCCTCGCCATGAGCAGTAATTTCAACGGTATCGTTTATCACATTATCGTTAAACTCGAATCCATCTCCATTTATAGTGACTGTTTGGCCATTAAATCTCGGAAGACTGCCAAAACTACTAGCGGCGGTTCCACTATAACGATAGGCGCAATCAACATAAGTCTCAAAACTTAATTCTTCTAAATAAAATACAGTTGATAAAGGCCATGGCACTACTGTTGAAGTTGTTCCAGCATCGGTAAATTCAATTGCATTTTCATCAGCCAGGGCATCTTCTTTGGTTAGGTAGACTTTAAATGTATCGGTCGTCACACCTATAGCCCAATAATTAACATCGACTGCAATTTGAGGTGAAGAGGCAGGCAGTGTTCCTGTAGTTGTAAATTCACAAACAGTCGCATCGGTTGTTGAAAATGCCACGCCTGTCGCTGTTAACGTATCCTCATCAGCATCAAATGCCGTAATAACTACCCCACTAGCTGCCGAGGCAATCTCACGCTCTGTGACAAACCACGCGCGTCCATCAGGGCTTGAAGTAGCCCATCTAAAATAAGCATTGCCATAGGGTTGTTCTAATCTGTGCGGTGTAAACCCTTGTACGTTTTCAGCTATCAACGTTTGAAACACTACAAGCGTGCCATCGTCATTGATAATAAACATATAGCGCGAACCAGCTCTGTTTAAATCAGTGTAGGCACTTTCATCATGAGGGCTATTAATTAAGTGTTCGGATGATACTGAGGCGATGTTGGATTGATACGAGTTATTGAAGCCATCCCATAGCATCGAGTGAACATCATTACCGGAAATAACAACAATCTGATTATCAATACCGCGCGGCTGTACGTCTGTGGCAGGGGTTGAATCTTGCAATGCCAGTGAAAAATTAGATGGAGTAAGTGCTGATTCTACAGACAATGGGCTTGAGTATATTCCCGTATTTGTATGAACAGTTAAGCTGCGATAGGGAACAATAAATTGAATTGAGTTAACTGTATCAGATGATGGAAAATAGGCGATAGGGTCATCAGCGTCCGTTTCAATCTGACTGAACTCGTTGTAACTATTGATTGCTGATAGCCACAATCCGTTTTGAAGCGATGATGTATTAGCAAAGATAGCTCTACTTTGAAAAGACGAGCATTTAGTCGGCCATCCACGATCGGTTGACCATGCTGGTTCAGCCAGTACAGCTTCTGTTCCAGGAATTGCAGCAGTTGAATCGAATGGGTCAATAATATCAACTGTAACGATGGTTGTACTTGTATAGCCAACAATCCTTGAGAATCCACCATTACCAATAAACGCACCACCTACAAACGCCGTACTGAAAATTGCGCCACTTGCTGTAATAGTTACGCCATAACCTGTTGTAGCACCTGGTGTAAAAGTTAAAGCGCTATAACTAACATCGGGGAAAATGTAAAAAGGATATGTTTTAAATGAAACATTTCCAAACGTCCAAGTATTTTGAGGGATTATTGTGTTCGTACCTGTTCCCACATCGGTTAGCGTAAACGCATTGGTATCATTTTTAGCATCTTGCGATGTGCCGTAAACTTTAGTGGTTAAGGTCGTATCAGGCCTTATAAAATAAACCTTCCCTGTTCTAACTTGAGGTGTCGTAGCAGGAAGCGTGCCAGTAGTTGCGAACTTTACAGGGTAAATTACATCTGCCGATAGCGCACCTGTAAAAGTAAATACATCTGACGCAACTGATGCAATTGTACTAGCTGACGATGCCGAACGAACCAAATCTTTCGGTTGTAACGTTCCAGTGCAAACTCTGAAATTTGTATCTAAAATAGTCGTGTCAATATTCGACATTTCACTAGCAACAATTCCTGTGGTTACTGTTGCGCATAAAACGCCTTCTAAATAAATTTGAACACTATCGGGAACAAATACTAGCTGATAAGTGCATTCATTTGCATACGGAAAAGCCTCAAAAAAGATTTCCTCATAGCTAGAAGCACCTGTAATGGTCGCATCGTAGATTGTACCAAACCGCTTTCCTGCACCGCCTGATGGGTAGTTCAATACGTTTGTAGCGGTTTTCAATCCTTTGTAATAGTTCTCAGTATCCACACGAGAATACATTAAAGGCGATAACTCACCCTTAGAAAAAACTAATTGCGACCAGGTAACTTGTGCCATTCCATGCCTTATTGGTTAAAGCTATTACCCATTAAACCACCAAGATTGCGATTAGCCAATACAGGAAATAAAACTTGTGAGAAATTAGGTCTATTAGCTGTTTCAATCGCATTAGACATAGCAGCCATCGAACGGCGTTTCGCTTCAAGCGCTGCGTAATACTCTGTCTTTTCAGCATTGCTTAAGGCAAGAGGCGCTGAAATTTCATAGGTAAAGTAATCAGCAAAGTGTGCTGGAAAATGCGATACTTCCGGCTGAAACACATATTCCATCCAAAGTTCACTTTCCATGTAAGTATAAATTTTTTCGTTGCGATAGATATCCCAGTCATAGATATTGGGATAAAGCTGAATCGTTTTAAGAAAACCAGCCGGTAAGCTATAGACTGTTTTCCAAGGTTTTGGGGGTGTTTCATTAAGGCGTGTTAATTGCGTTCGTTGAACCGCAAAGCGCCAGTTTCCTTGGCTCAATACAGCAGGTAACTTAATATCATAAATGCTTTCAGCAGCGACCACTAGCTCATCCCCATCAACTAAAGATGAAATAGGTGCGTGGCCTAATTGCAGGAGGGCATTTGAAATTATTTGTACTTTGGATAAGCTCATAATATGCCCCTAAGTAGATAAATATAGTATATACCTTTATAATGCAACTGCAAAACCTAGCGATTGCAACGCGAAAGACTGTTTACTCAGCAGTTTGGTTTTGCTTCTTACTGAGTTTACTGGAGAGTAAAATGCCATTAGTCTGCAATGCCCCCTTTTGTGATAATCCACGTAACAAAAATCATGCATGGTGCCCCGTCCATCGATGGGAAAGAGAAAAATATAAAGTAAAACCTTATAAGGAACTCTTGCCTTTTTGGTGCGGAAAACGCTGCCCATTTCATGGACTTATAAAAATTAATGATACTACGTTTCGAAAAAATGGGAGTACGGTATGCAGGTTATGTGTAAACTCTAACTATAATCCTTCCACACAAAAAAAATATCAAAAAAAATATAAACGTCGTCAAACAAATTGGCGCTTAGAAAAACGCTATGGTATATCGGTCGATTTTTTTGAAAAACTACTCTTCTCACAAGGACACCGATGTGCAATTTGCTTGATTCATATTGAAGAACATAAAGCTAATAAAACTAAAGATGTAAATTTTGCTGTAGACCATTGTCATTCAACAGGACTTATTCGCGGACTACTATGCTATAAATGCAATATGGGATTGGGTTACTTCAATGACAATCCAGAGCTAACCCAATCCGCAACCAACTATTTAACTAAAAATTAAACACTTGGTATAGTTCTGTACCATACATGAACAACAAATGTACTGTCACCAGTGTCAAACGCGCCTGTTACGTTCGAGAAGTAAAGTCCTTTGTTGATCGCAGTAGCGAAAGGCTGTTTAACAGTGCCTTGATTAAATCCAAGAGCCGTATCAGCGGCATCAAAGAAGTTTGCAGCCGCTTGGGTACTAGAAGCAATAATACCAGCACCTAAAGTAGTTGAGTCATATTGAATATGAGCTACACCACCATTGGCAAATTGTGTAGTTCCGTAAGTCATCAATACTTGTGCGGACTCAAGAACCAACATGGTATCTGCACCAGCAGCAGCTACCAATAGATGAGGCGTAACGTACGCACCGTTAAATTCAGCAGCACTCATAGTAACAGTCGCGTAACGAAGCATGTTTGCATTCATCATGGATGAATCAACCGCACCTGCTTGGATAGTAGTAGCACCACTTGCAATGATGGCAACGTCACCAGACATTGCTACAGCAGTCGGAACACCACCAGCAGAACCAACAATCAATTCTCCAGAAGCTAAGGTTTCTAGCTTGGAAAATACAATTCCAGCAGCCGCATCTACTTTAGCATTATCGATTGCGCCAGCAGCAATAGTTAAGGTTCCATCAGCAATAATGGTAGCATCGCCAGACATTGTTACATCAGTAGCAACGTTTAAAGCGGAACCGACAAGAATATCACCGGAGGGTAACGTAGTTGAGATTCCACCACTAATTGCATAGGCAGTTACACTAACTGTTGCTGGGTTGGCACTTCTATCAACAGCGCTCACAACTTCAATACTATTACCATCACTACCAGTAACCATAAGAAAGTCACCAATAGCCAAGTCATAAGCTGCGGCTGAAAAATAGTTTGCTGCTTCAATTGTAGCCAGTGTATCGCTCGCATTTTTATAAGTAAAAAATGCTGGGCCATTTACCACGCTTGCATCATCTAAAGTAATCGCACCGGTATTATCCGCTAACGATACTCGTGTCCATCTGTCTCTATCAAAAGCCATGATTAACTCCTTAGTTAAAATTTATTTGAAAGCAGCTAATCATTAAGCTGTTTCGTCGCAATCAATTGCTAATACACCACGGTTATCAATTACGACCGCACCCATAGAAAATATTCCGTTAATCAAGAAGGAAGTATTTTGTGGAATGTAGTTGATTTCAGTTCGGAAGTTTTTACCGATACCGGAACCAGTAGACATTTTGTGCCAAGCAAGAGCTGTGCGAATGTTTCCAGTTTTAGGCAAACCTCCCTCCGTCATTGAAGGGATAACGACAACGTTAAATCCTAAGTATTCACGGATTCTTGCTCGGTCAATAACATCATTTTTGGTGTAGAAGGTAGAAACGAACTGGTCATCGCCCAACAAACTACGGAAGTTATTAGCCGACATTGCAACGAAACGCTCAGGTAGTGGAACAGCGTTGTCATCAAAAAACTCTAAGCATTGCGTGAATTTGTCATAGGTAAAGTTAGTTCCACCATTCACAATGGTATCGCCTGGATCAGCATCTAAAGCATCGATAAGAATTTGGTCAGAACGTCGGCCCATAGCTTGAGCTACTAACATCGCGTTTTCCATTTTGGCATCGAAGTTAACCGTCAACTCTTGAACTTCATCCACAGCAGTAGGCGCGGTGTATTTCAAAAGAGTAGCGTTTGCTTTTGCATAACCAGGATCTTGAATTGTTACGGCTTGCAGGTAGGCAGTTTCAACCGCGATTACTTGGTCTACTTTACGGAAAGAAACTTGATTACCGATTACATCAGTTTTTTGACGGACGGTATCTCGTAGTAAGAAGCCACGTGAACGATAGACGGCTTTTACAAGCGCATCAAATTCGATTTGTTGAACATTGGTTAAAGATATAGACATGGTAAACCCCTATAGTTGAAATAGTTAAGTAACTATTCTCTAAAAGGATTTACCAAGTTTGCGGGTATCTGTTCCCAGACCGCTTTGATAAAGTACCCCTTCAGGCAGCAATATGGCTGCTCGAATGATTTTTAAATCTTAAAGCCTATTCTCAATTCTTGTCAAGAATTAATCTGTTTGCCTTAATGAAGCTATTTTTTGTTGCAACTGTTTACGATATGTAACATCTTTTTGATATTTTTCTAAGTTATCAGTAAGCTCTTGTTGTACTGATTCAAGCGTTAAGCCACCATCAGTAGTATCTTCATTTCCTGTTGGGATTTTGGTTTCGTTATTAATCATTTTGTTCCTTACCTCTTCTAGCGCCTCAATTGCGGCGGCGGTACGCATGTTGTCTGTCAAAGCAGCAAACGCATTTTCACTGAAATTTGCTTTGGCCCAATTGTTTAAAACGCTCAATCGCTCTTGGGCATTTTCTCCAAGCTTGGCTTTTTCTTCATTGATATCCGATTTAAACTCATCAAGATATGTTCCAACTGTACTAAGCATCTTATCCATAACATCTTGCGGAACATGCTTTGATTTAGCAAAATCAGCCAACTCATGAAATGGTTCATATTCTAAATCTATCCATCCTTCACCAGCTTTAAAGTCATATTCCTTGGGAGCTACACCTAGTCGCTTTTCGAGCTCGCTAAATCCCTTGGCGAAGTCTTCGGGTGTTTTATACCTTTCAGGTAGCCAATCAGGTCTTTGAGCGCTTTCTTCAATTTCTTGCCCACCTTCCGTATCAATTGTTTCAATCCCATCATCTGTTGGTTCCTCTGATTCAATTACTGTGCTAAATAAACTCATCCCCTCTCCTATTTATCTTCTGATGCCATTTTTGCTTCATGCTCTTTTCTGTCTTTGTAGGAATTGACCATTGCAATTATGTAGCGAAATGCCGAGCGATACCCTTCATGATAAATACAGGAATGGTCATAGCTTGCTGAAATTTGTCCGGGCGTTGGCGCATAGATGAATCGGTCTTTAAATATTTCAAGCAACTTCTTTCCTGAGTCTGTTTTACCAAACACTTCATACATTAGCCTATCAAGTTCAAGCCTATCTGGTGAATCAAGAAAGTTTTTCATACTTTCTCTATAGCCGGAAAAATAGTCTGTATCGTGCAAGTGCGATGGTTTATAAGTCATTAAGTTCCTTGTTGTGGTGGGGGTGCGGATTCTTGCCCTTGCTGAACCATACCTCCGCTTTCATTTACTTTGTTTTGTAGATTTTGGGCGGCTTGCTGAACTCCCTCTGGCGTATTCAAGAAGCGGCTATCTATTTGCATTAAGTCAGCCATAACAAAGGGGAACACGGCAGGATTAACATACATCTGCGCCATATCAGGCCCATTGATTCCCTGCAATATTTGATAGAATTGAGTAAACCTTGCTATCTGTTCTTGTCCTTTGGCGAGAGCTAGAGGCGAACGGTACTGAAAGTTTAAAGCATTTCCTTTGATTTTAGGCTTTGGCAGCAATCCCATCTTGTCCAGGATATACATACAACGTGAGACTACAGGGAACAAAAACTCTTGTTGTAATCGAGAGAACAATGGCCCAATCCGTTCAGCTAATAGTTGTTGATTAACCATCAATTCAGTTGCGCTAGGTGGTTGTCGGCTGTCAGTAGGAACGGGTGAATCAGCAAATAATAGCCTTTGAATTTGTCCACGCAAATCCATGATGGTTAACTGTGCGAATTGTGGGTTAGATGTATCTGGAAGTGGTATTAATGGCGCTTGTCCATCTGCTCCAATTGGCGCAATAGGAATAATGCTCATAGGTTGCATGGTGAAGGTATGAGGATTAAATACAGCGTCACTGAATCCCATGAATGGTTTGAACACGTTTAAGTTAGCACTCGCTAATTCTATTCGTGCCATCTCATTCAAGCTAACAATGCTGGGCAAAGCATCCATAACTGGGCCACGTCCAAACACATCATTGTTCGTTTTTTGGAATCGCCAAACGATACCTGGATTTAACTCTAAGTATTCTTTATAAAAAATTGCATCGTCCGCACATACTACATAGCAATAGGGTTTGGCCTCTGTAGGAACATACATCACCCCTTCATAAACCATGCGAACTACGGCATCTGGATCATCTTTTGTTAAAGCCATATAAGCATCAGGCACTACTGCTTTCGTCCATCGCTTAGTTATTTCATTTATTTTTACATCTTCCCAATTGCGATACCATGATTCGCATTTACCAGTCATGGCTTCTTCAATTGCAAGTTTATCCATTGGGACTGATGTAAACATAAGGGGTTGTTTATCATTGTGGCTATTGATTACTAAGCAAGCTGTACCGACTGCTAAATCAAAATAACATTCGTTAATTACCACATCAAAATTTGAATCATGAATGTAGGCAAATAACTTGCGCATGTAATTATCTAGGATAATTTGTGCATTTTCTTTATCTACAATGTTCTCAGTATCCCAATTATCATCGAGCTCTAAGTAACCCCATTGAGTCTGAGGGGGTGTCATGGCCGTATGCATTTTTGATACGAACGTTTTAGTCGATTCAATGGCTGTTGTATCGAATACCCGACTACCCCTTAATTCACCTTGCTGCTCTTTAGGTCGCCAAAACCGATTGCGATTAGGTATCGCATAGTGATAGCACTCTTGATGCAAGGAAGCCCACAAGTCGGCGACTCCTTGGGCTTTTTTGTATCGCTTTTGAAATTGCTCTAAAAGTCTGGTGTCATTGCTTAGAGTAGCCATTAATTTCCTTATTAACCTAGCTGATCGGATTCGCCTGTGTTTGGCCCTTCCATGAAGCCGCCAGAGCTATAGTTGCGTCTTAGCGTTCTAATTTGTTTTTGATGCAATTTTCTTCGTTCTTGTTCACGCTGCGCATCGGCACGTTCGGTTTCTTTTTTGAGGGTTTCTTTTTGCTGTTGATAATAATCGAGTTGTTCTTTGGCAGCAGCCATTTCAGCCCGCGTTTGTGCTGAGTGAGCGTGGGGAATAATATTGCTTATTTTTTTTTCTATCTTCTTCAAACCTTTCGACAGCTTACTCATCCTTGGCCCCTTTTCCTTTAATCCATATATGAACGTAAATTACTTTATCTTCAAAATCCGCTTCGTCAATTTTATGGTCAACGAATTTTATTGTATAGGGTATATTGATTAATTTTCTAAGTTTTCGCAACTGCGCCGCTATTGTTGCCATGATTTTGTTCCATCTTAAGTAAATCCTTTCTCATTTCATCAATTTCTTTTTGCAGTTCAAATGTTTCATACGTTCGTGTTCCAACGTTAATCGATTCCATAAGTTGCTTAAGTTCACCGGCAGTGAAGTCTCCAAGACTTGCTTGTGATATAAGCTGTTTATATTGCTCATAGGGATTAGAATCTGAATCTATTGATACTCGAACGCGGTTCGTTTTTCCAACGCCAAACCTTGAAGCACCTACGATACGCCAGTATTCAAGATTAAACCCTTCTTCATCACGGCTGTTGCGACCCTCTTCATCCCAATTGACCCTAGCCATTAGGATTCCATATCGATAACAATCATTGAATATTTTGTACTTGGCTAACCATCGATAAAATGTGCTGTCCGTTATTTTTGCTGCCACACAAAAGGCCGCCATCGTACCTTCGTTGGGATTGCATAAAATATTGATTATCATTGGGCAATGAATTTTTTCATCATACCCAGCCTTTTGACTTTTTAATTGCTTGTAAACTTCTACGCCGTTATCAACTGTGTTTTTCATAAAGTGCCTTTTAATCCTTTATTTGTTAACATCCATTACTAGGTCTTTTGTTAACGTTGGCTTCTTATGTTTAATATAAAACAGTTTAGAGAATTAATCATACAACCGGTTTTAAATAACTTGCAAATGTATTCTGATAATGCCGAGGAGTTGCTCGTATTTACCTGCGCTACTGAATCAAAAGGTGGAACCTATCTTCACCAGGTAAAAGGACGTGCTCTTGGCATTTATCAATGCGAACCTTCTACCTATTCTGACCTGTGGAATAATTATATCCTTCACCGCCATTCTTTGTTAATGATGTTAAGTCTAAATTTTAACGCCCCAAGAATCCCTGACCCCTCAAGATTAATTTATGACCTTCATTTTGCAACTGCTATGTGCCGAATTGATTACAGGCGAGAATCCCAAGCCCTTCCTGAAAAGAATGATATTGATGGCATATGGGATTATTACAAATCTTATTATAACTCAGCTCTTGGAAAGGCTACGAAAGATAAATCCATCGCGGCCTATAACTCTTTTATCGGAGCTAAGAAAACTTAGTCTCTATTTTTATAAGCTTCGCTGATTACCACTTCATGGAAACAGCGCGTACACATAATCGTTGTTACGTGCTTGCTACGAGCTGTTATTCTCCATGATACAGGCATCCATTCGTGCCCACTGCAACTTTTTCTGCTGCGAGCATGGGCAGATGAACGCCACAAATCACGCTCTTGTTCTTTTGCTAAATCATCCATTAGTCGCTCTCATTTCTCATTTTCCCATCTGAATCAATTACAGCATACTTTAACAAAACTACTGTGCCGTACTCCTTCCTTAAAGATGAAACAATTCTATTATGTATTCCACTGGTGAATAATATTCTGTCTTTCTCTTCGACCCATATCTTAACGTACTCGTCTGATTCCACACTACCCTTCTTATACCCCCAGCGCTTCACCATGTTTAACGCGCTAAGAGTGAGTCCTCTGGCCTTTATCTTGTCTTTTAAAATACCTACATCCGCGCTTGCTTCCTTGAACAGAATCGTTCGCCTGCGACTTGGCCTTTCCTTTTTTTCTTTTGCTTTTAATTCTTTTACCGCTTCCTTTATTGCTTCCCTGTTGCCACCCATATAGTAGACTCCCTACGCTACTTAAGCACGAATTATAGGAGACTGTACGATATTCCACAGCCGGTACG